CCGGCACGTAGCGCCATGGTGCGGTAATGGCTGGAATACAGTTCCGTGTATTTTTCGATGTCCTCGGCAGGATAGATTCCGGTGAGTTGTTTCTTTACCTCTGCCCGGACCTGTTCCAGACTCTGATCGAATGGTGAAGGTTGGCCGGGTTCTTCTGTTTCCAGCGATTTCTCAAATTCTTCCTTAGCCTCTCTGGCACTTGTTTGGTGTTCAAACAAACTGATTTCACTTGCGAACGCCTTGTTATGTTCGGTCGGGGCAATGCGTCTGGCATAAACACCAATCGGGATAGGAATTTTCCCCCCGGTCCCGACATTGCCTGCAATCAAAGATTCGTTATATTTTTCTTCAATACCCATCTCCTTGGCGATTTCTTTAGGATCAACACCCTGCTCCTGCCAATAAGTCTGAAAAAACTTTGGGTCAACCCATACATCAGTGATGGGTCCGCCAGCCTGTTTTTGTGTATGCTCAACGTACTCCTGAAATTTCTCGGGAAGTCTTTCACGGAGTTTGGAATTCTTTGCTTGATCGCCAAGGGCAAGGAACAGGTCTCTCCGATCTTCGGCTGATTGTTGTTCCAGTTTTGCGTCCTGCCGTGACTGGCTGATCTCTGCATGTGTTGAGGCAACGCTGCCAACTGAAACTGGTAGTAAAACACCAGCAACAACAGCCAAGTATCTCCGCATTCTTTCTTCGGCTGTAAACTTCCCGCCCATACGTTCTGTGGCTTGGATGGTGCTTTCTTCCTGAATTATCTCCGTAGGAAGTTCCTTGATTAAATCTTTTGCCCATGCCTTACCGGCATATTTTGCTCCCTCTTTTGAGAACAAACGTGTTACCAATGCCTTCCCAAGCAAAGCTCTTGCAACTTGACTGCCGGGGGTCAGGGCGTCTAATACAGCGTTGAAAGAGGCATGTTGATCTGAAATCTCATCAAGTCTTGCCCATTCTGTGGACGGGACGGCTTCTTCACTTCCATATTTCTTTAATAGAATTTCCTCGCCTTCCTGATATATATCGCCCTTCTCAAGGGTGTATGATGTTCCAAAGGCAGTCAGGTATGGACTAATCCCGACTTTCCCACCAGCGTATGCACCTACTATGGCCGCTGCAAAATTTGGAGCCTGCCTCATTCCTTCAACAAAAAGAGTTTCTATTGGCCGCTGCTGAAGTCGTTCCTCTATATTAACGCGGTCATGGTAGGGATCGGCATATAATTCAGATGTAAGAGCGGTTTCACCGACATCAGATAAGAATCTTCCTGCCGGAAGTTTTATATCCCGAGCCGCTGCCCGTGCCATAGGATCATTCACATTCCCTGTCAAACGAAGATAATCTTTCTGAGTTTGCATCTCCCCTAAAGCCTTCCTCTCTACAAGGAATTGGGAAATTGAACCGTGCTGAATTCTTTGTTGTATTTCTTCTTCCGTGGGAGGTGGAATGTTGGCTATAGTTTCTCCGGGCTTGAATCCCCTAATCTTTGCCTTCATTCTGTTCTCAAAAGCAACTTCCCTGATGGCCTGATCTCGAATGCGGCTCTGGACATCCTGCTCCGTCATTGGTTGCTCATACAATACCTTTCTGGCACCAGACTTCAGGGTCATACCAACCATTTGCACTGCCGCGCCAGAACCTTTCCCCCATGCCTTCAGAATGCTTTCTATCGCGTTCAGATTTTCCAGATCGTCCTTGGCTACAGAAACATTCTCGGGGTTCTGCGCCATCCATTCAGCCAGCTTGGGACTGTCCTTGATGAGACGGTCATACTCATTTTGTTCCGCCACGGCTCTGGCAGAGTCCATGTTTCTCAGGACCACATCTCTGGGAAGTTCTGTTTCCTTGGCGATCCTGATGGCTTCGGCAAATTTATCAGGAGTCTGCCCCATCAAGGATGAAGCCGTGGCTGATTGCTTCAGATCGGTGCCTGTATTCTCTTGGCGCTCGTCATCAAGATACTGATCGTATTCATTACCAACCACGGTTGGAGTGGGGTTGATCAGAGAATCATATTCATTTGCCACGAATTCTCTCCAATTTCCTTCGGTATATCTCGACTATCTTTTCATTGGTCACGGGCACATTATTCTTTTTGAGAGAATCCGTGATCTTGGCAACCTCAGTTGCCGGGATTTCATCAAAATCAACTTCAAACGCTTCCCCCGGTGCCGTTTCAAATAGTCGTTTGGTTTGATTTAGCCACCACGTATTTCTTTGTGTGATGACCTCGATAATCAATGCGTCTGCTATCTGTTGCATTTCAGTAGACGTGAGATCACCGCCTTTACGACTGGTTTCCGCAGAAATACGCTCGTCGAATACTTTCCTGAAAATAACTCCACGCACAGCATCGGAACTCGGGCTATCGCTTTCTTTTGGAGTAGGATCAATACCAATGGCCGTCAGGGATCGATCCGCGATCTGGGCACCAGTCTGTATGCCTTCTCCGATTTTTGTCTCGCCTCTCCTCATCGACATTTGGCGATCAGTCATCGCCTTCCAATCAGCAAGATTGTAATTACCGCGTATCTCAGGGACATACAGATTCATGTTCTTGAACGCATCCCGCTCTGCCTGAGAGCCGGTTTCCATTCGCTTCAATCTGTATTCAAACATAACGTCCGTCTGTACTGGCGGACCGCTGACAAATAGCTGCGCCCATTTCAGCTTTGAATCAGGACGCAGGTTTGCCCAATCTTTGCTGGCCTTGGCCTCTGCCAGACTACCGCCTCTTGAGAGAATCTTTTCCAGCCCCTGTCCACTGTGTTCATCGAAAGCATTGACAGAATCCCTGAAGGCGCTGATCTTCTCATGCAGCGCCCCCTTGGCGATCTTCAATGCCTTCGGGTCATCTTTTAGGATTTCTTCCAGCTTGGTCTCCATGGCTGCACGATCCAACAGATCGGTGGGCTTCTTCGGCCCCATCTCGGACCAGACGCCATATCCAGCCCTCATGCCCTCACCCAGAGTTGAGCTTGTTTCAAGTTCCTTTTCCAAAGCCGCAATGTCCTTCATGGCGGATTTATTCTCGGTGAAATACTCCTTCGCCAAACGGTCATGCCCTTTTGCCAGAAAGCTGTTGATCACGGTTTTATGAATCGTAGACGCGACATCTTTCAGCCCAGTCTCATATCTCGCGTCAGTCTGGGCAATACCTTCCAGCTTCGCCTTCTTGTCATACAGTCCACCGAGGGTGGCCGTGACATCATCCCGCACGTCCTGTCTGTCTGGGTTGAGTTCCAACCGGTTGAATTCGGAGGTAGCCAGAGCATCGAGTTCCCCCAGAACGTATTTCTTATGTTCGTCATCGGCATGAATCATGGCCGAACGATTCAGGGAGTTTCTGTAGGAACTCTCCCACTTCTTGTAGGCCAGCCTTTGTGTATCGTTGGTGAAACTCTTGTCGATCTCCTGCTGGAATTCCCGTGTCTTTTTATCGGCATAATCAAACGCACCCAAGGCGTCTTTGCCCTTGAGGTTCTTTACGTCCAATTCGATCTGGGTATATGCCTGTGATGTCTTGCGATTCGCTTCAATCAGAACCGCTTCGTCAGCATCCTGTTTTTGCTTGAGATAATACTTGGATGCCTCGTCACCCAGATTCGATATTCCCTTGGCAACACCGCCGCCCATGGCTTCCGGCGAAACCGTGACACTGGTCTGTGTCCCCGGCAGCTTTTGCTGGGTTACCTTTTGCTGTCCATAAAGCGGTACGTTTGCCATAACGTTCCTATGTTTTAAGCGTTTTATAATTGCCGTAGGCTTTGCCGCCACCCGTCAACAATGTACCAATAGCCTGCTGTTTGCCTGTCTGTAAAGCAACCTTGCCCCCAAAGCGGTAATTCGCGGCCTGCGCTTTGTAGCCCCACGCCTCTCTTGCGGCATTGGTACGGATGGTCATTTTGTCCATCTCTGTCATATAGGCGGTGTCCGCCTGAATATCGAGGGCTGATCCTGATTCGATATCGAGACCTTGGGCGGCGAGTCGGGCGCGTTGGCTTCCGATCAATCCTCTCGATTTAACCTCCAAGCGTCTTACATCCTCCTCACCACGAGCAAAAGCATCAGCCGCTTGTTCTTCAGAGAGACGGGCATTGCCTTCCGCGATCTGCTGGTTCGCCTTGCCAGCAGAATACTGCGCTCTGGCCCCGAGGTACGCACCACCCGCAAGCAATGCTGTTGCTCCCATCATCCACCTACCGTGCCGGATGGAATCACGGCGAGAATTGTTAAAGGCAACGGATCGGGCTGTCGTATGATGACACGCCCATGGTTGTTCCAAGAAGCCGTGAGAGTAATCTCTGTTTTCTCCGGCTCGGGATTGGAAGGAGTAGCATAAAGATCAACCTCAACCCGGCGCTCCTTGAGATGGCTTACATCATCTCCGGCCCAGAATCCTTTCGAGTCCTGCGTGACAACAGTCAGGCTGTTGATGCGTTTGCGTTTATCGAATATGGTTTCCCGGTTCATTACCTCAAGGTCGAGCGTCTCGATATCCGATATGTATGGAAGGCCAACGTGGATGATCTCGTAGGGGCGCGATAACGTGACCACTCCTGATGTCACCACCTGCTGCGGATCAACCACGCCATCTCCCAAAACCGAGACGGTTTTCCCTTCGAGATGGCTCAGACCGGAAAGCTGATCTACAGCCATCCCCCAATCGGTAGTTGCCGCGCTTCTCAATGATGTTGGCACAGTTTTCGAGGCGTTCCCGGTCATTACCGTAGAACTGCTGTATGCCGCCAATGTAAACCGGATTTCATCCGTGCCGGATCGCAGGACGATCTCATTCCCCACGTCACCAGCTAAAAAGTACCCCGCGCTGGCAGTAATCGTCAGCGTCTCATCCACGGTCCAACTGGACCCGCCTGAAAGCGTCATGGTTGTTACTGCCAGATTTCGCCCATCGTAAGTCAACCCAGAGTCCACGAAGAAGGCGTCAACCTCAATATCTGATATTGTTCTTGAGTGCATCCGTTCAATGTATCGGTAATCAGTACCATCAATGGTACGCTTGATCACGGCATAGAGAATATCTTCTCCTGCTTCTGGAACTACTATTACATTCTCGATAAGACCGTCAGTTGTATGTCGGTGCCAGCCCCAGATTTCCTGTTCACGCATGTAGGTCAAACCCAACATCACCCCGTCATTCCTTACCGCCCAGATGATCGAGTCGGGAGTCTGGGCATAATCCCAATCGACAATGGTGTAGCTGGTGAACAGGTGTTCGGAGAATACCGACAGGTCGCGCCCACGATAACCGGATGATCCGCTTCCATCTGAAGCCACCTCATATCTCAGGTCTCTGATAATCGATCCCCGAGACTGCACAAACAGAGCGGTGTTCGATACCAGCACTGGTCTCAGATCAGAAGCTCCGCTGTAGCCTATCTGGCGGGGGTTAATCTCCGATGGAGTCACTACCCCTGACGCGTCTCCCTGAATAACCCATTCACCACCAGAAGTCAGCACGATGAACCGCGCATCGATCTCCATCAGGTGCCGAATCTGATTTACCTGATTCCCCCTGAGCGTGAAGGTGATAGCGTCGTCCTCCTGCAACGGATAGGAGATATTCATGTTGTCCTGATCGGCAGAGCGTGTCAGCCATGCAGTCTCGGGACTATTATTGGAATTGGCGAATCCGCGCCGCTGCTGAAAATAAGTAACGGTACTCGGATGATTGCCCGTTCCATTCAGTGGGTTTCTGGCAACCGGAGGGGTCTTGTTGTAATCAGGGATAATGTTCGTGTCCTTCAGGTACGGAGTAGCCGAATCATCCACCGTCCCGATATACCCATGAGTGCTGCCAATGGCATAGGATTTATAGACATTGTATTGTTTGGCACCCGCCACCTGCCCCCATGAAATCTTGTTGGGAAGCAATTCAGTTGGCACCGCTGCTGCCGTGGTGGAAACAGGAGTGGAAGCCACGGACTCCTCGTATGTTTCCTCCTTGATGGAAGTGACAACGTACTCATATTCAGCGGTCCCCGCTCCACCAAGATTCAAGGTAGGGGTTCCTGATGGCGGGTTGATGGATGCCTCGAACGTGATATCCGTCAGTATCCATGCTGTATGCCCCGTCCGGCGAAGCTCTGCCGGAGGATAGGTAGGGTGAGTAATCGTAACAACATCACCCGACTGAACGTACTTCAGGTCCTGAAGATCGCCCTCGGCATACGATGTCGGAATCTCATAGATATCGCCGGTCAGTGGGTACCAGTAAGTTGCATTAGGTGGTGCATTGCCAGTCGTGGCAGCGATACAGTAGTAGTTGATGCCTGCCTGAACAACCAGATCACCAATAACATACGGGGTGGCACCACTGTAAGCCGCTACTCCCGAAACAGCGATGTAACCGCCATTACGATAGAAACGGATGTAATCCTCACCAAATTCCAGAACGTATGTCTGTTCGGTATTGAACACAAACTTGATGAGCCGCACTCGCTCTCCAAGATTCTTGGCCGTAGCGATGTACTCGAACCCGGAACGGTTGGTCACTCCACCGTGACGTTGCACCTTGAAGTTGAGGCAGGTCCGCAGTCCTGTGGCGTACTTCTGCTGATCGGCACGGGCATAAAGTGCCGGGGCCAGTTCTCCACCAGCAAATGACCGCTGAGTAAGGCTGGTCATCCACGCACCCGGATACTTTCGGCGTCTATATCTTCCTCGTCACCCCCCTCGTTGGCCGCGTGTTTCTCGGCAATGTTCAGTTCGAGAAGATACCGCTTATAGGCATAGTCACGCTCCTTCTCTGAACGAGACAACGGAATGGCAAGTTTCGATCCCATGCGCCACGCCAAGGCTTCGACGAACGAAGGATCGAACATCTCGGGATCAGTGATGCGGGAGATGTACTTCAGAACGGCGTCTCCCTGATTGGTCAGGATCAGTCTGCCAGACACATCGCTCGATAATTCCCAAGGGGTTCTCACGGTCTGGACTCGTGTCCCGGTGATGAACCGTAGCGCCTTCAGGCAGTCCGGTGGATAACGATAGCTGTAAGACCAGTCGATATCCGGGTCCTCAGCCACCAGAGCCAATGAGACAGTTTTCTGTGCGAACGGCCACGGGAAGTCTCTCAGCGTGGCATCGCGTGTCTGGGTATAGAAACGATTACACTGTTCCGCCTCGGTAGAGGCTTCGGTCAAACTGCTGATCTCGTGGGAAACACCAACGTACCCAAGAGCCATGTTGCAGATTTCAACTTCTGAGGACATCAGCGACCTCCAAAGACGCCGGGGCTGTTACACCCCGGCGCGTACTCAGATTACTTCTGTCTCGTCTGCCTTGGATTTCTTCGGCTTCTTCCCCAACTCCGAAAGAGCTATCGGCTCATCCTTCGCTGGTTTGGGAACCTCAGTCACCGCATCCTTGGCAACCTTCTCCATCCATTTATCGGAGAAGTGCTTCGGATCGAGCAGTTCAAACACCGCGCCGGGGCGAACACGACTACCGTTATAGAACCCCACTGATTTGGCTCGTACCTTCATCGATTACTCCTTACGCGATGTTGGCGGAGTCGTTATAGGCGACCCACTTCGAGATGTCCTTGGTCAGGAAGGCATGAACCGTTCCTGCCGTGGTCGTGGTGGTTGCTACCGTGACCAAGATACCAAGAAAACGCTCGTAGTCACCTGCCGGTAAATGGCCTGCATAGACGAGACCACCGGCTTTCAACTCGGCATCGTTGGCATCCGTTCCATCCGTGACGTAAGTCGGAGTGGTCAGGTGTACCGTGGATGTCGTGGTGCTGATTGCGGCCGTGCTGTCAGAGGCCAGAGACCAGTTGATCGTCCCGGCAGCACCAGCCGTGATGATCTCCACATCGGTCAGGATGACCAAATAGATCGGCTCCCCGTTGCCAATGTCGCGCAACGTGTTCCCCGTTCCAAGGTCGATCTGGCTACCGATCAGGAAAGTCCCGGCACTCTGAGAGCAATCCAGACCTTCACCGAAGTCTGCAAATGTATCAAGAATCATGTTGTGTACTCCTCTTAAATGTTCAGTTGACCGATTAGGTGATCGCCGCTTCGGAGTTATGGATCGCATCGCAACGGCGAACCGGAATACCCTCGAACATCGGGGTCCATTTGCCGTTCAGTTGTTCCATGGAGAGCGTGGAGTTGACGATTTTATTCGTCATCTTCCGCTTCAGGAACGACATCACCTTGCGATTGCAATACCAGACCGGACGCCCAGCGTTCAGGTTGGGTACCATTGTCGTGGCGTTCATCATCAAGTCAACCAGATCGGCACCACCCGAAAGGGTGAGGTCCTCCTGATCAATCGGGATGCGGACCACGTAGCGCCAGTCACGAACCGTCAGGCCCATGTCCCAGCGATAGTGCGTCCGATAGGCTTCCATGCGGCCACCTGATCCGTCGATGTCCTCGATGGTGACCTGACCCTTATCTTCCATGGTCAGACCGGCCTTCGATCCTTTCGGGTAGATGCAGTGAACCGTGTTGGCTCCCCACACCACCAGCCAGATCGAGGAGTTGTCGGTATCCGTGGTTGCCTGAAGGACATTGATCCCGTTAGCGGTTGACGTGGAATTGAATCGCGGAGACAGACCCGTGAAGGCTTCCGGTTCCGTGGTTTCATTTCCGTAGAACAGCGTTGCCGCCATCTCCTGAGTCATGCCCTCGATGTGAGCGCGATCTTCAGAAAGACGGAATGACGCTGTGTTGCCGTTGAGATCAGCCAGAGCCTTATCGACTTCGGCATACGCCTCCAACATACCGCAGGCATCCGTGACTTGCGCCGTGGTGCTTTTGGTGGGCTGAACGCCTCCATACAGCTTGCGCCATGTCGGGGCAGGCAGGCCGGTGCGGACGGTTGTACGATGTCCCGTGGGCAGGTTGCCTTCGATGAAAACCGCATCGTCGAGAACAGGATTCGTCTCAGCGAGTAACTCCGCGATCATATCGATCTTGCCGTCCGGGTCGAGACGCTTCGTGACATCCAGAAGCGTTGGGTGTGTTGCTGTTAAAGCTGCCATGTTTTACTCCTTAAAAGTTATACAGGTTATTTCATTTCGGGAAAGAGTCGCTTGGCCGGGTCGGTCTCCTGACCGCCCTGATTGCCGCTAACGAGCGAGTCCTCCGCCATTGCTTTACCGATCTTCATAAAGGTTTTCACGAGAGCAGGGTGATTTCCGTAGCCCAGTTCGTTCACTACTTTGGTAAAGTCCTCACCGGCAAAATGCTTGAAGGCTCGATGTGCGAGTTCGACATTCTTGTCAAACTCATCGCCCTTCTCACCGGCAATTTCCTTATCCGCCTTGGCCTCACTGGCCCACTTCGTCTTTGCTTCCTCGTGTCCCTTCAAGAGACCGTCCTGATAAGCCTTCACCTCGGCAGATGCGTATTCGAGCGTCTTTTGCGCGACCTCGTTTGAGAGTCCCAGCGACTTCGCAGTGAGTGCTGTCCTCTCGATAGCATCGGGCTTCAGCAACGCACCCTCGGGGAGTTTGAGTTCATACTTCTCAGGCACCCCAGATGCGCCTTCTTGGCCTTGCTGCCCCTGCTGGCCTTCGTTGCCAGCAGCCTGTCCGGTTCCCTCGGAGCCAGAAGCCCCTTCGTTCCCCGAACCCTGCTGACCAGTACCAGTTGACCCTTGGTTCTCGTCAGTCATTGATCGTGTCCTCGCGTTGTTCGCGCCTCATTGTGTCAAACTGTTCCGGGCAGGCGGCGTCGATATCTGCCAGAAGCATCAATCCAAGATTAGCATTTCCCTCGTTGAATGCCATACGCAGGCTGTTCTCCGAGTAGCGTGTTGTGAAAATCTTTCCCTCTCTCAAAATCCTCCAAATGAAGCGTCTGCCTTCCATGCTGCCCATGACGTGGCGCATGTCATTCAATTCGATCTCGCGCTCGTCGCGGTCCTGCCGCGCGGCTATCCTTATCTGCTCTCCATCTGCGGCATTCCTGACGGCCTGTTTCATCCGG